ATGAAACGAATTTATGTAGCATCCCCTTATGCTGGGGATATTGAAAAAAATACGAAGTTTGCAAAGAAAGCGTGCCGTCATGTTATGAATGAAGGGCACGCTTTTTTTTGCCCACATTTGTTGTACCCCAATATTTTGAAAGAAAGTTGCCCTGCCGAAAGACAGCTTGGACTGGATATGGGGCTTGCCATGCTTGACTCTTGCGATGAGCTATGGTGCTATGGGGATCATATCTCCCAGGGCATGATGGCTGAAATTGAACAGGCTCTAAAGCTTAAAATTCCAACCCGCAGAGTGATGGAAACTGAACAAGGCTTTCATATTGGCGAGGTAAGAAACCAAGCTCCTCAAATGGAAATGAGTTCGTTATGATCATGACCATGGGGAGTCTTTTTGATGGGATTGGCGGCTTCCCGCTGGCAGCAGTCCACAGCGGTATTGTTCCTGTGTGGGCAAGTGAAATTGAAGCCTTTCCCATTGAGGTAACAAAAATCAGGTTCCCCGATATGCTCCATGTTGGGGATATTACAAAACTAAATGGAGCCACACTCCCCCCTGTAGACATCATTTGTGGTGGCTCGCCTTGCCAGGATTTATCTGTTGCAGGCAAGAGAGCCGGACTTGAGGGGGAACGCTCTGGACTGTTTATGGAGCAAATTCGTATAGCAAAGGAGATGAGAAAAGCTGATGAGCAAAGAGGTATGCCAGCTCACCTTGTTCGACCTCGATACCTCGTTTGGGAGAATGTGCCCGGAGCCTTCTCCAGTGCCGAAGGTGAAGATTTTAGGGCGGTCCTCGAAGAAATTATCCGAATTAAGCACAGCGCCTGTGATGTGCCTAGACCTGACACCGGGAAATGGCAATCTGCTGGGGTTGCCGTTTTGGGAAACGAATTCAGTTTGGCTTGGCGAGTGCTGGACGCTCAATTCTGGGGAGTCGCCCAAAGACGCCGTCGTATCTTCCTTGTCGCAGATTTTGGAGGACGCACCGCACCCCAAATACTATTTAAGCAAGACTGCCTGTTTGGGAATCCTCCGGAGAGCCAAAGCGAGGGATAAGGAACTACCAGTGCAGCTGAAAACAGCACTTGAAATACAGGCAGGACTAACTCCGACAATGCAAACAGAAATGGATAGTGAGCTGAAGTCCTATCACATCAATCAGCGTAATGAGGGAATTGACCTTAATAATGTTTCGGGAGCATTGATGGCAACACAAAATATGCAGATGCAGACCTTTGTCAAGGAACCATTAAGTCAGAAAGAAAAAATTGGATTTGATGGCTATGCCGGAGATGTAACAGGAAGTGTTTCTGCTACCCTTGGCACGAACTGCGGTAACAGCACAGGCAGAAACGGTGTCATTGAACCTACCATCTGCCTCAATGACCAAGGCGGAGAACGAATGGATATCACTGAGGATATTACTGCAACCCTCCGTGCAGGAATGGGTGGAAACCTACCAATTGTGATGGGTAGTCAGCAAGGAGGTGCGGAAATCTGTCAAAACCTTTGTCCAACCATTACCTCTGCTGCAGGAACCAGTGGAAACAACCAGCCAGTGTTGTTTGACAATCACGGAAAAGACTGTCGTTACAACGGCCCATTAAAGGTTGCACCAACAGTAGCATCGGTTTATGGTACCGGGGGTAATAACATTCCACTTCTGACTCAGCCCCTTGCCTTTAGTCTTGACAGCAAAGATAGTAATTCTATGAAATCTGCCAATCCCTATTCGGGCTGCAGAGAAACGGACAAATCCAGAACGCTTGATACCACCAACCCAGATCCAAGTAAAAACCAAGGTGGTGTTGCCATTTTACAACCCCAGGAAAGTTACTGCATTGCTGCCAACACCATTGACCGCCAGCCTCAAAACGGTGGTAATGGGCAAGGTGTGCAAATGGATGTAAGCTATACCCTTACCACCTCCGACATCCATGCAATCTATAAGCCCGAACCATATCAAGATGTAGTGGGTGCTTTATGCCATAGGGACTACAAGGGAGTGAACACCATTTATGTGAACCAAGACAAATGTGTGGTCGAAAGAACCTATCAAGATGTGGTCGGTGCATTATGCAGCGGTGATGAAAAAGGTATTGGTAATCAGTATGTGGAGCAAGGCAAATGCATTATTGATGACGGTCCGTCTGTCTTTGGCGGAACAGGCTATGCCGATTTTGATGAGGGCATCAGCACCCTTAGAGCCAGTGGTGGAACCAATGGCGGTGGCAGTGAAAACCTTGCAGTCAAGAGAAATCTTGTCCGCAGGCTGACACCGCTTGAATGTGAACGTCTCCAAGGCTTCCCAGACGGTTGGACAAACATAGAAAAGGCTGCCGATTCACCAAGATACAAGGCACTCGGCAACAGCGTAGCAATTCCGTGCGTGAACTTCGTCATGCGTGGAATTGCTTATTTTTTGCAAAAACAAAAACAAGAACAGGAGGAAAAATAATTGGAATATCTATACCCTGATAATCTGAAAGCAAAGGCAACTCTGTGGTTGTGGGAACTACGTGATATTGGCATCATCGCCATTGGTTTACTCATTTCTGTCTTTGCGCTCTCGCAGACAGGCTTGCTCCTGCCGGTAGTAATCACAGCAGTCTATGCCTTTTTATCCATCCGATTTGAGGATGTAAGCATCCTTGATTTTATCAAATACGCTGTGGCTTTCTTCTTTCTAAAGTCACAGCAATACGAATGGAGGTCAATAGATGAGTAAAAAAGAGAAAGGCTCTGTATCCACACAGAGCCTGATGAGCATTGAAAGCATCACCGATTACAGCCTTAAAACTCCACATGGTGAGCTTGTGTATTTTATCATTCACCCCACCAACATCTCTGTTTTGTCGGAGAGTAGCGTCAGCAGCCGAATCTACGCCCTAATGACGGTGCTGAAAGGCATTGTAGAAATTGAGATGCTCTGTCTTAATTCCAAAGAAAACTTCGATGATAACAAGACATTTTTGCAAAGTAGAATAGAGGAAGAACCAAATCCCATTATCCGAAAATTACTCCAAAAGGATAGTCAAAATCTTGATAGAATGCAAGTGCAGATGGCAACGGCAAGAGAGTTTTTAATCATCATTCGCCTTAGAAACGAAAAAGAAAGCGATGTGTTTTCCTACCTATCACGCATTGAAAAAAGCCTTAAGGATCAAGGATTCACCTCAAGGAGAGCTGACAATGCTGATATTAAAAGAATTCTTGCTGTCTATTTTGAGCAAAATGTGACGTCAGATAGGTATGAGGATTATGATGGAGAGCGTTGGGTGGTGCTTGGTGAACGGTAGCTGTTGTAATTGAAAAGCTCCTGTCAAAGTAGTATAATAAATATACTAAATTACTTAGCAAATTAATGTAATCATGAAAGGAGAATATATATGTCAAATTGGACAGCTACACATCCTTATAAAGATAAGGATTGGAATCAAACTTGTGATTATTGTGGATGCGTATTTCGTATGGAAAATCAATTACAAGATGGTCACAATGAATCGGAAGAATACTATTGCCCTGAATGTGGAAAAGAATTTAAAATCAGAGCTTGCATTACTCCACAAGTAACTTTGATTTCAAAAAGAACTGACGGAAAGACTGATAGTTATAATAACAATTAGAATATGCATTAACATATTATCCCGCATAACCTAAAGCAACTTCATTCGTGAGGTTGCTTTTTTTATATCTTAAAACAGAGAAAGGAATGATGAAACTAGTGAAAAAGGTAAAAGATGAGTCTGCCATGGATACCAGGATTAAAACCTACTTGGATATGATTGCCCCGGCGGTGGTGAAATTTAATACGGACCACTACATTTGCGGAAACACCTTCCGTTGTGTTTATGCCCTGCGTGAATACCCAACGGCAACCTCTGAACAGGCAATCCTACGCCACCTTGGAGAAAAAGACGGCGTGACTCTACGCATCTATACGAGGCAAGTGACAGCAGCTGAGGAAAAGCGAATCATTCATAATGCAACGAATAAGAACCGTATGAAAAGCAGCAACACCAACGATTTGCAGCAGACTGTTACAGCCGAGAGCAACTTGCAGGATGTGGTGACATTGGTGTCCACCATGCACCGAAACCGAGAGCCTCTCATCCATTGTGCTGTGTATATTGAGCTGACCGCCAATGATTACGACAGCTTAAAGCTGTTGCAGACCGACGTGTTGACCGAGCTTGTGCGTTCAAAACTCAATGTGGATAGACTGTTGCTTCGTCAGCAGCAAGGCTTTTTATGTGTCGGCCCATCGGGGCGAAATGTGTTTGGCAATCAATATGAAAGGGTACTTCCGGCAAGCTCGGTTGCCAACCTGTACCCCTTCAATTATAGCGGCAAGACCGATAGCCAAGGCTTTTATCTTGGTCGAGATAAGTTTGGCTCGAATATTCTTGTGGATTTTGATAAGAGAGATGATGATAAAACCAACCCCTGCATCCTTATCCTCGGCAACTCCGGGCAAGGTAAAAGCTATCTCTTAAAGCTTATTTTGTGTAACATCTTAGAAAGCGGTAAGAGTGTAATCTGCCTTGATCCGGAACATGAATTTGCAGAGCTTGCCGAGAATTTGGGTGGATGCTTCATTGACCTTATGAGTGGTCAGTATATGATTAATCCACTCGAACCAAAGTCTTGGGATGACGGCAGCTCGGTGCATGACAAGGAAGCACCTATGACTTTTAGGCAGGCAACCAAGCTGAGTCAGCACATTTCATTCCTAAAAGACTTCTTCCGTTGTTACAAGGACTTCACTGACAAGCACATTGATGTTATCGAAATCATGCTCTCCAAGCTCTACACAAAATGGAACATCAGTGACCACACCGATTTTACAAGCCTTGAACCCAAGCAGTACCCAATCCTGTCTGACCTTTACACGCTCATTGAAGAAGAATACCAAGGATACGATACTGCAAAGCATCAGCTATATACCGCCGAGCTGTTGCAGGAAATCCTCTTAGGACTGCATTCTATGTGCAAGGGAGCAGAAAGCAAATTCTTTAACGGCCACACCAATATTACCTCTGACCGTTTTATCGTATTTGGGGTAAAGGGTCTGTTACAGGCAAGTAAGAATGTGAAAAATGCTCTGCTGTTCAATGTGTTATCCTTTATGAGCGACAAGCTCTTGACCGAGGGCAACACCGCCGCTGCCATTGACGAGCTGTACTTGTTCCTCACCAACCTTACCGCAATTGAATATATCCGCAACTTTATGAAGCGTGTGCGAAAGAAAGAGTCCTCCGTAATTCTAAGTAGTCAGAACTTGGAGGACTTTAATATTGAAGGTATCCGAGAGATGACAAAGCCATTGTTCTCTATCCCAACTCACCAATTTCTGTTTAATACCGGTGCGGTTGATGCCAAATTTTATATGGACACCTTACAGCTTGAAGAAAGTGAATACAAGCTCATCCGGTTTCCACAGCGTGGCGTGTGCCTCTATAAATGCGGCAATGAGCGATATAACCTTGCCGTTCATGCGCCAGCGTACAAGGAGAAGCTGTTCGGAAAGGCCGGTGGGCGATGATGAAATTACAAACTGAATATGAGCAAATTTTGACGGTCATTCTTGAAGATTTGCGTGTGTGCCTGCAGTACACCCCAAATCGAGAGAATGACCTATTGTGTTTTATGGAGTAATATCTCAAGGCGGCAAAGGAGCTTCGTCCAGCTATTTTGCAAAATCTTCGAGCCTGTATGGATGGCGGAGTGTATCCAAATCCCTATGCGATGTACCAGCATTATGGAGAACGAGAAATCAATCTTTTAGAACAGCTCCTGCGTGGTTATCTTCAAGATATGCAAGGTTGTGCCGACAAGGAGCTTGTGCTGATAAACCTCATTGCTGCCATCAATGACCTGCAGGACAAATGCTGTGGTCAGCTGATAGATAGCTGGCGAAAGGACCATCTGACACAGTTTCTTGCTTTAGCCGCGAAGGAACAGCATCTGTCCTTTGCTATTTCCTTGATTGACAGTGAAAACAGGTGGTGAGGTGGTGATGAAATTTGGATTTAAGAGAACAAAACTTTGGTATTGAAATTGAAATGACAGGCATTACCCGAAACCGTGCTGCCCAAGTGGTAGCGGACTATTTTGGCACTTACTCTCACTATGACGGCGGTGGCTATGATGCCTATCATGTAATGGACAATCAAAACCGCAAGTGGAAAATCATGAGCGATGCCAGCATTATGTGTCAGAGGAAAATTGATAACCGAAAGGTTGTTGCAGGGCGAGAATACAGTGTGGAGCTTGTCAGCCCAATCTGTACCTACAATGATATTGAAAAAATACAGGAAATTGTGCGCGCCTTGCGAGGTGCAGGAGCCTTTGCCAATGCAAGTGTAGGCATCCATATTCACATCAATGCTGCCCCATTTGAAGCCAAGCAACTCCGCAATCTTGTCAATATCGTGGCAGCGAAAGAGGATATGATTTATAGGGCGTTACAGGTGGAATCCCGCAGAGAACAGCGGTACTGCCGAAAGATTGATACCAGTTTTTTGGAGCGACTGAACCGTGAAAAGCCAACCACCCGTGAACACCTCAAGAATATATGGTATAACGGTGATGATGGCAGCTACCAACACTATCACGACAGCCGATACCACTGCCTCAACCTACACAGTGTATTTCAGAAAGGTACCATTGAGTTTCGAGCCTTCAACTCAGGAGATACCGGAAGTAAAGGCTCAATCCACGCAGGAAAAATCAAAGCATACATTCAGTTCTGTATGGCAATCACAGCACAGGCATATAATCAAAAGTACGCCAGTCCAACCAAGACCGTATCAGAGAATGAGAAATATACTTTTCGTGTTTGGCTCCTTCGCCTTGGCATGATTGGTGATGAGTTTAAAACCGCACGAACTCATTTGCTAAATCACTTGGATGGAAACATTGCGTGGAAAGACCCTGCGCAAGCTATTGCACAAAGAGAACGGTTGCGAAAAAAACAGGAAGAAGAATTAGATCACGAGCAGCGAGAAAATATATCAAAGGACGTGGAGCAGGAGCAATCCCAAGAGGATGGCCCTGTTTTTTCTATGTCTATGACTATGTAGGAGGTGCAATTTGAAGAAAGAAAAAATCTATATCGCCTATGGCAGTAACTTGAATCTGCCGCAGATGGCACGGCGATGCCCTACGGCAAAGGTGCTTGGCAAGTCTGAGCTTAAAGATTATGAGCTATTGTTTCGTGGCTCAAAGACAGGATCCTATGCTACAGTAGAACCCTGTGAGGGTAAAAATGTGCCTGTTCTTTTATGGAGTGTAGGCAAAAATGACGAGTTCGCACTGGATCGGTACGAGGGCTATCCAACATTTTACGAGAAAGAGAATATGCCCATTGAGCTAGATGGCAAGACAGTGGATGCCTTTGTGTATGTGATGACCCAGGGACATCAGCTAGGAATGCCATCCCAGCGATATGTGGATACCATTGCCGAGGGCTATCAAAGTGCAGGCTTTGACTTCTCCATTTTAGAGGATGCAATCAATGAAACTGCACAGCGTATGGCGGAGGAACCCGAGCCGGAGCAACAAAATCTGTCTGGCTTTGGCGATATGAAATGGTGGTAATTTTCTTATCGTAAAAATCATTACTATTGACGATATATCGGAAGTCCGATATAATAGTAGTGGTGATGAAAATGACAATAAACGAATTATTAAAAGAAAAAGGAATGTCCAGATACAGCCTGTCTAAAGCAAGCGGTATTCCTTGGGCAACTCTCTCAGATATTTGTTCTGGCAAAACAAGCCTAACACGCTGCAACGCACAGACCCTTCAAAAGCTGTCCAATGCATTTGATATGACCATTGAAGAAGTGTTGGCACTCACAACAGAGCCATTGGAACAGCATGAGAATGGAAAACCTTGTGATCGCTCCTACTTGGAAACTAATCTTTCAACCCATCTTCAAAAAGCAATCAATGACTATGTACAGGGAGAAAAAGATAAGGTCTCCTATATGGATTGTCTGTGGGGTGAACTGTATGGCTCTATTAATTCAGACCTATGGGCAGGTGTTATTTCAGAGGAACAAGCGAACTATCTGAGGGCAAAATACCTCTACGGAGAAGAACAGGAGTTAGAAAATGATTGATTTTACAAACTGTCCTGTGAATAAATTTAAAGGCTACGGCGGTGCCAATGGAAACAAAATCAACATTATGTATGAAGGTCAAAGCTATATGTTGAAATTTCCACCGGTGCCAAACAAAAGCAAGGTGATGAGCTACACCAACAGTTGTATCAGTGAATACCTTGCCTGTCATATTATTGAAAGTCTTGAATTTGATGTGCAGGAAACCGTACTTGGAACCTATATCGATAAGCGAGGAAAAGAAAAAGTTGTAGTAGCCTGCAAGGATTTTACCGCAGACGGCAAAAGGCTTATGGAGTTTGCTCACCTCAAAAACACTTGTGTGGATAGTGAACAGAGCGGATATGGCACAGAGCTTTCCTCTATCATAAAAGCCATTGATGAACAATCCCTTGTTGAACCGCAAAAGCTAAAGGACTTCTTTTGGGATATGTTTATCGCAGATGCCTTCCTTGGTAATTTCGATAGGCATAATGGAAACTGGGGTATCCTCGTTGATGAGCAAAAACAATGTGCAGACATTGCACCCGTTTATGACTGTGGTTCATGTCTATATCCCCAAATGGATGAAGCAGGAATGCAAGCGATACTGAATGATGAAAAGGAAATCAATCAGCGTGTTTATGTCTTTCCTACCTCTGCTATTTTAGAAAATGGCAAAAAGATATCCTACTTTGATATCATTTCCTCACTGAAAAATGAGGACTGTAATCGAGCATTAAAACGGATTGCAGAACGAATTGATATGGAGCAGCTCAATAAACTGGTAGCGGAAACACCATTTATAACCGAGTTGCAAAAGGATTTTTACAAGGTAATGCTACTGGAGAGAAAAGAAAAAATTCTTGACTACAGCATGGAGCTGCTCTTAAAACAGGAGCTTTCCCTGAGAGAACAGCAAGGCTCATCAGGACAAACTCACGAGTTAACAATGTAAATTATTTTATGAAATCACTCACTTTGCCAGTGGGTGATTTTTTATTGGAGGTGATTAATTGGCAGAACCAATATCTACAACGCTCCTTGTAGCAAAGGCAGCGGCCACCGCTCTGAGCGATGAGCGAATGCGTAAAGGCATCGCTTGGACAATCGCCCTAATCCTGTCACCTATCATTTTGATAATTGTTTTAATCTGCGGACTTCTCTCAGGAACCGCCGATCATAACAACACGGCAGTTGGTTTGTGCTTTGAAGGTGGAGTAATTTCGGGCAATATCCCAGAGGGCTATCGGGGATATATTGAGGATATGCGTGGTAGCTTTTCTCTTTTAGATGGGACCATTGCATCTATAAACAATGAAATGGAAGATGGAGATAGCCTCGACTCAGTAAGGGTTAAGGCTATTTTTTATTCTCTGTACTTCGGCGCAGAAAGTCCATCTCGGGTGGAACACAGACGATTTGCCGACTGTTTCGTCACCTATGAGCAGCGCACAAAGGCAGTCACTACCACTGATGCACAGGGCAATGAAACCACAGAAGCAGAAACCTATATCGTGGCAGTTCCTATTAAGGAACTGCCCGTGGTATACACAAATATATCAAAGACGATGGGAATTACCGTTACACATGAAAACCAGATCAACGCCACAGAGATTTATTACCGTGTTTTATATGGCAGTCCAGCACCAACATATGGCTCTGAATTTGATGAGTGGTCAGGTGGACTTCCTCTGACGGATGCACCGTTTATTGGGGCGGACGGTTTCTGCTCGCCGTTAGGCGAGAGTTGGCGCAGCATGGTCACTTCGGAATTTGGGTATCGCAAAGACCCCTTTACCGGGCAGACCAAAGGGCACAGTGGACTTGACCTAGGTGCACCAAAAGGTACACCTATTCGCTCGGCACTTGATGGAACAGTCTATGTGGTCCGCCACTCAACTACAGGCTATGGCTACCATGTGATGGTGGATCATGGCGGTGGATTTGTAACGCTGTATGCCCACTGCTCCAAAATTTTAGTGCATGAAGGGCAGCAGGTTAAAGCCGGAGATGTCATTGCAGAGGTTGGAACAACAGGTAGAAGTACAGGAAACCATCTCCACTTTGAAATCCGTATTAATGGAGAAAAGCAAAATCCACGAAGCTATTTACCGTAAGGAAAGGATGAGATTATGAAAGCAAATATGATTAAAGTATTGAAAATTGAGGTTGGAGAAGCGCCTCAGGTCAAGGAAATTCCAAATGAGCTTGACTCCTTACAGGAGGAGGTTGGTGGCTTGATTGAATGCGTTTATCTTGATGACGGCTGTCTTGCCATTGTCAATGAAGAAGGAAAACTAAACGGAATGGAACCAAATAGACGATTGGGCACAGATATTATCTGCGGACCTTTTTTTATTTGTGGCGATACCCCAGAGGGTGACTTTGCATCCTTAAGCGAGTCAGAAATCCAAAGGTACAGCCAACACTTTGCAGATGTTCCTGAATTTACAGGTAAAGAACCGGAACTGGAAGCCCGAATGACATTCATCGGGTTTGATTATTATGGAGGGAGATAAGATGAAAAAAGAAAGCATTTCCGTACAGATGGAATCTGAAAAACTCCGTGCCACAAGAAAGTATATGGAGAAAAAGGATGCTTCCTTGGAACAGGAGCTTGCCGATGCACTCACCAAACTCTATGAGAAATATGTACCGGCGCCTGTCCGTGAGTACATTGATGAAGCTGCCGAGGATAGCAAATCTAAGGAAAAGCCCAAGAAACCAAAAGTAGCAGACCAGTCGAGCAGAGAAAGCACCGTCTAACAAAAAGGCATACTCCCTCGTGTTGCCCCCTGTTCGCCCCTGTGTGCGACTTTACTGCCATAGGTAGGATAGTAACACCCATCGGCAGATATGAGGGCAATTTGAGGGAGCTTTGCCAAGCACCGAAAAACTGCAGAGCATAGGTAGAAAAGGCGGATTTATAGACGATTGAGGGGTGAACCCACCGTTCGATTTCTGTGCGGGATAAAGAGAGGTGGTCGCAAGCGACCGTCTCTCGGTCACAAAGCTCGGCAGTGCCGAGCTTTTCTCGCATTTCAGTTAGGTGGTCGAAAAACAGATTTTGTGATGCTTAGGTGGTCAGCAATCAATGAAAAGACCGTTATTACGGCATTTACAAGGTGGTCAGAGAGGTGGTTTCGATGATAAGGAGCGATATTTTGAAAGAATTACAAAACAAGAATAAGAAAAGAACAGCGGTTTGGCTGTATCCTGAAACCTTCGAAAAAATGGATCATTTATTGCAGGAGGATAATTGCAATAACCGCAGTGAGTTCATTGAAAAGGCGTTGGCTTTTTACATGGGATATTTGGTTAGTAATCAAACAACAGATTATCTTTCTAAAATTCTATTGGGAGCAATTCAAGGTACACTTAGGGAAACGGAAAATCGTCAATCAGCAAATCTCTTTCGTTTGTCGGTAGAGATGAGTATGATGATGAATATTCTTGCAGCAGGACTTGAAATCAGTGATGAGGATTTAAGAAAACTTCGTGGTAGATGTGTTGCCGAAGTAAAAAGAAATAAAGGCAGAATTAATATAGAGGATGCGGTAAAGTATCAAATGGGTACTGGGGAATAAGAAAAAAGGGGGATTTTTATGCCAAGGATAATTCTTAAATGTCCTTATCTAAAAGGCGGTAATAATACAGCACATATATCCAATCTTGTAAAATACATTGCAACAAGAAGTGGTGTGAAAAAGTTTAGTGCTGAAAATAAAAATCTCCCTTCTACAAAAAAGCAAGCAGAGCTTATCAAAAATATCTTGAAGGAGTTTCCTAATAGTAAAAACTTATTTGAGTATGAAGATTATATTCAAAACAAAACAATTGAAAATGCATCAGACTTTATTTCCATAACATTAGAACACAACCTTGATGTAACAGCGAAGAAAGAAAATTACGTGGATTACATTGCAAATCGTCCAAGGGTAGAAAAGTTATCTTCTCATGGTTTATTTACAAGCGGAACAGAAAAAATAGTTCTCTCAAAGGTTGCAGAAGAAGTTTCTAATCATGAGGGGAATGTTTGGACACCAATTATCTCATTAAGGCGAGAGGATGCTGTAAGCACAGGATTTGATAACGTAGAAAAGTGGAAAGACTTTCTTGAATCCTACGTACCAACCATTGCCGAAAATTTAAAAATACCGATAGAACACTTTAAATGGTATGCAGCTTTTCATAATGAGAGTCACCACCCACATATTCACATGATTTGTTACTCCACAGATATTCGCAGAGGATATCTCACCAAGGATGGTATCAAAAATATAAAGTCTGGATTGGTATCAAATATTTTTAAAAATGAGATGAAAGAAATCTATGCTGAACAAAGTTACAGAAGAGATGATTTAAAAGCAGAAAGCAAGAAAATATTGTTGCAGATAATTACAGAAATGAAAAACGGCAATGTTCAAAATCCAAAGTTGGAGTTGCTACTCCTTGACCTTACTGAAAAGCTTAAGCATACCAAAGGCAAGCGAGTCTACGGCTACTTATCCCCAAAACTAAAAAATATCGTGGACAGTATTGTAGATGAACTGGCAAAAGAAAAAACAGTTTCAGATGCATATAGCTTGTGGTATGAAATGAGAACTGAGGTGCTTAAAAGTTATTCCGATAAGCTTACTGACCCTATACCGCTTTCTAAGCAAAAGGAATTTAAGTCAATCAAGAATTTTATTATCTCTGAGGCAGATAAACTCTCTGAAAATCAAATTAGCTTATCAGAACTTGAAGAAATTGAAGCTGATGGAGAAGAATATGAAATTACTTTAACTGAATATTTCGTAGATAAAGATTCTGAAGAACCAAATGAAATATCTGATTTTATAATGGATGAAATAGAAGATGACAGTAAAGAAGACCATTTCACACCGAATGTAAAATGGTCAGAAGATTATAAAAAGGCTCGAAAATTTTTGTTCGGTACAGAAAATGAAGAACCCGACTTTGAACAAGCAATGGAGCTTTTGAAATTAGAATCAGAAAAAAGCAATGTGCTTGCTGTTTTTGATATAGGACGAATGTATGCAGACGGTCTTGGTGTGGAAATAAATACAGAACAGTCACAGGACTACTATGCAAAGGCTCTTGAAGGTTTTCAATTTGTTGAGAATAAAAAACCATGGAAATACACCCAGTACCGCATTGGCAAAATGTTTGCACAAGGGCTTGGCACAGAACAAAATTATGAAAACGCTGCGGATTGGTTTTCAAAATCATCTGCGGAGAAATATAAGTTTGCAGAGTATTCCCTTGGTGGTCTTTATTATCGTGGACAAGGTGTAGAGCAAAACTTTGAAAATGCCTTTGAACTTTATCTGCGGTCTGCAAAGCAAGGCTTTCCTTATGCGGATTTTGAAGTTGCAAAAATGTTTCGTGATGGTACAGGCACAGAAAAAGATGATAAGAAAAGCAATATCTATTTCAAGAAAGCATTTATAGGCTTTGAAAATTTAGAAAAACAAAGCAGAGATGATAAACTGCAATACCGTCTTGGTTGGATGCTACAGAATGGAATTGGAACAGAAAAGGATATTATGAGAGCAAAAGAGTATTTCCAAAAGTCCGCAAAGCTTGGGAATACATTTGCCTGCTATTCCCATGCAAAAATTATTCTTGCAGAAGACAATCCTACTGATGAAGAGATAAAATCAGCAATCGAGTATTTAAAAACTGCATCTGAAAGTGGTAATCCATTTGCACAGTATGCTCTTGCTAAACTTTATTACGAGGGAAAATATATAGGGCAGGATATATCAAAAGCGGTTGAACTGTTTACATATTCAGCCGAACAGGATAATGAGTGGTCAGCTTACCGACTTGGAAAAATATATTTGACAGAAGAAAACTTTAAAGATATTACTTCTGCCACTCGATGGCTTAAACAATCCGCAGAAAAAGGCAATCAATTTGCTCAGTATGTTCTAGGGAAACTATATCTCAAAGGTGAAGAAATTCCGAAAGATGTTGAAAAGGCATTGCAGTATCTTACTTCATCAGCGGAACAAGGCAACCAGTTTTCACAGTACATTCTTGGCAAAATGTATTTAATCGGTCAAGGTGTGGCAAAGGATAAAGAAACTGCTGTAAAATGGTTTACTCTATCGGCAGAACAAGGTAATGAGTATGCAAAGTTTTTTCTTGAAAATATGGATAAGTGGCATGAGCCATCAGTAAGTTTTGCAGTTTCAAGGTTATTGCATCATATGAGCCGAATTTTCGAGGATAACATACCAAAGCATAAGTCACCTATCGGTCTTACGGTAGACAGTAAGTTGCTACGCAAGTTAAAGCAAAAGAAAATGGCTCAAGGCCATAAGCAAGATGACCATGAGCAAAATATGAGTTTGTAATATGCAGTCTTTCGAAACGGAAAGACTGTTATTTTTTTATCCTAAAACAATATGGAAAGGATTTTTATTATGAAGAACAACCAGAAAAATACTCATTCCAGTTCCAATTTACTTAAAAAACAAAATCAAAAACCAAACATGAAAGGCTATCCCGTTAAAAGGATAGCCTTTCATCGTAAAGTTAGTAAAAAAGCATAAGGAGGGATTGTATGGGTAAGTATATTCATTTTACTGAGGAAGAAAAAAGGCAAGCAAATAACGTTGACCTTGAACATTTCCTATGTAAACAAGGTGAAACCTTGCTACCATCAGGCAGAGAAAAACGCTTAAAGAGTGATCACAGCATTACTGTTCGAGGCAATGAATGGTACGATCATGCAACGGAAAAAGGTGGTCTTGCTATTGATTTTGTTCAAAACTTTTACGGTTTATCTTTTCCCGATGCGGTGACAATGCTCCTTGGTGGTGAAATGGGAAAAGTCTATCATTGTGTCGAAAAGAAAGAAGAAATTAAAAAGCCATTCGTACTTCCGCCACAGAATAAAGATATGCGGAGAACCTTTGCCTACTTGATTAAGCACAGATGTATTGAAAAAGATGTAGTAAGTTTTTTTGCTAAAGAAAAGTTATTGTATGAAAGCTGTGAAAAGTCTAATAATGGAGCAAAAGAATATCACAATGCAATTTTTGTTGGGCTAGATGAAAATTGTGTGGCTCGTCATGCTCATAAGCGTGGCATCTATACTAATGGTAAAGGCTACAAAGGGAATATTGACAGCAGTAATCCTTGTTACAGTTTCCACTTCTGTGGAACAAGTGACCGACTCTATGTGTTTGAGGCGCCTATTGATATGCTGTCATTTATCAGCCTACATAAAGACAGTGATTGGAAACAGCACAGCTATGTTTCCCTCTGTGGACTTTCGGAACAGGCAATGCTCAAACAGTTGGAGATTAACCCTCAAATTAAAAAAGTAGTCTTGTGTTTAGATAATGATAAAGCTGGAATTAATGCGTGTGAAAAGTTTAAAAAACTGTTATATGAACAAGGTATAGTTGTTTCTCGTGTATCCCCTGTGCTTAAAGATTTTAATGAGGATTTGCAGGAAAACGCAAAGGAGCAGACTCAAAGCTTTGAAATTAACATGGCATAAAAATAATACTCCCGAGAGATCTTCTCTTGGGAGTATACAAAATCTTTATTCGCTTACGATTTCAAGTGTATTGCTAATAAACTGCACCGCAAATTATAGTTTATTCTTTTTGCCAACTTTCTACTACTAATTCATAATAGTAATCAGCTAAACGCTCTAAACAATTACTAATGTTTTCTGCTAATTTTACAAAATTTTCTATATCAACAACCACGTTATCATATGTTTTCAAATAGAAATGGTACTCATTACGATTGTTTAAAGGGTATCTGCTAAAGTCAATGTTAAAAAATGCTTTGTTAATATCATCATCCATTATATTAGTTGAAATTTCATCAATATAGGCTTCCAAACAAACTATCATTTTTTCAAACTCATCTTTTTCTCGTCCATACCCGAATCCAAACTCTATGATTTTATTTTTTATTGTTAGCCAATTGCCCCTTATATCATGATTTTCTTTGAATTTTGAATTGTATCCAAGTAAAATATTTAAACTCCAGCAAATTGATTTTTCATATAACTCAATTGCATGATTAGTAGCAAATAGAATAGGGAAAATAATGGCATCTGCCTTCTTATCATCATTATTTGTTAGACATTGTTCTGCTAATAGAATTGCACTTTGGAAATATCCTTCTGCAATTACATTCATATTTTGAATTGGTTCATGTTGATTAGTTCTCCAATTCATATATGCATTTTTATTAATATCTGCATTATAGCTAAATAGTTTTTTTATCAAATTCTCTCTTCTCCTTCAAATTTTATATGTATTGTTAAGCGAAATGAATATTACATTGAGTACCGATTGAACATTACCATTTGTGACCAGTTTTTGTATATTATACTACTAAAAATTACAAATAGAAAGGAGCGTTCTTTATGACCTTTTTCCCAGACATGGATATGCTTTTCAGCTCACCCGTTATAACCTTGTTAGGAGTAGGACTTCTGATGTTCTTTGTCATTGGGGGTCTTTCTATGATTGCCCACTTTTATACCCTCAACGGAATTAAAAATAAAACTGTTGGTGACGGTCAGCACGGTGTGGCAAGATTTGCAACAAAAAAAGAAATTACTCAAATTTATCATCCTATAGCGTTTCAAGTTGCAGACTGGCGAAATGGCGAAAATCTTCCAAAGAAGCAAGGTTTGATTGTCGGTTCAACAGGAAGAAAAGGAATTGTCACTGCACTTGTAGACACAGACGATGTACACTGCTTGATGATTGGTGCGGCAGGTGTTGGTAAAACCGCATTCTTCCTCTATCCTAATTTGGAATATGCCTGTGCCAGTGGCATGAGTTTTATTACAACTGATACCAAAGGTGATCTTGCAAGAAATTACGGAACTATCGCAAAAGAAAACTACGGTTATAATATCGCCGTCATTGATTTACGTAACCCTACAAGAAGTGATGGAAACAATTTATTGCACCTTGTCAACAAGTATATGGACTTATATCTTGCCGATAATAAAAATTTTTATGCTAAAGCCAAAGCTGAAAAATATGCAAAGATTATTGCAAAAACTATTGTATCTCCCGATGGCAATAATGCCGCAATGGGACAAAATGCATTCTTCTATGATGCTGCAGAGGGACTTCTCACAGCGGTGATATTACTCATTGCTGAATACCTACCACCTACTGAAATTGATGGACAATTAGTAGATAAAAGACACATTGTATCGGTGTTCAAAATGGTACAAGACTTGATGGCGCCAAGTCAAGTGAAAGGAAAGAGTCAGTTTCAGCTGTTGATGGATAAGTTGCCATCAACCCATAAAGCAAAGTGGTTTGCGGGAGCGGCTCTTAACTCAGCAGAACAAGCAATGGCATCTGTTCTCTCCACTGTACTGTCAAGACTCAATGCTTTTTTGGACACGGAGATGGAGCAAATTCTTTGTTTTCATTCCTCCATAGATGCTGAAACTTTTTGCAAAGAAAAGTCGGCAATCTTTCTTATACTTCCAGAGGAAGATAACACAAAATATTTTATGGTGTCATTATTTTTACAGCAGTTCTATCGTGAAATGCTTATGGTAGCGGATGAACACGGTGGTAAGCTCCCAAACCGTGTGCTGATTTATGCCGATGAAATTGGAACTATCCCAAAGATTGAGTCATTTGAAATGATGCTGTCAGCAGGACGTTCCCGAAGAATTTCTGTTGTTCCAATTATTCAATCCTTTGCACAGCTTGATAAAAATTACGGTAAAGAAGGTTCAGAAATTATAACAGATAACTGTCAGTTGACTATATTCGGTGGATTTGCTCCTAACTCCGAAACAGCACAGGTGCTTTCCAAAGCGTTGGGCAGTAGAACTGTAATGAGTGGCAGTATTAGCCGTGGAAAAAACGATCCATCACAATCATTGCAGATGATAGAACGCCCACTCCTAACTGCAGATGAACTGAAATCATTGCCGAAAGGTAGCTTTGTTGTCATGAAAACAGGTGCTCATCCTATGCAGACTAAGTTAAGGTTATTTCTTGATTGGGGCATTACCTTTGAAAAGTCATATGAAATAGAGGAAAAATCTCATCGTAAAGTTTACTATGCAGATAAGGAAGAATTGGAACAGAATATTATAAAATCCTTTTCTGACAGCGATATAGAAGATGAGTCTGTATCCCCTGCAAATAAAAAATATGGAGGTATAAATCATACTGCAATAAAGGAGCAGGCAGAAGAAACAGCATTAAAACGTAAAACAGTATTAAGACCGTAAGGGAGAAGGTGTTTAGATGAGCTTTTTTGGAAATCTTTATCGTGAGGATTTGCCACCAAGGGCAAAGACTGTCTATATGTACTTAAAAGACCGCAGCAACAAGGATTGTGAATGTTGGCCAGCAGTCAAAACCATAGCAAAGGACACCTCACTATCTGTCAGTACAGTAAAAAGAGCCATAGCGGATTTAATCCGTTATGGCTTACTAATTAAGGAATATCGTTACAGAGAAAACGGCAGTCATACCTCAAACCGATATTTTTTAAAAGAGCTAAAATAATAAAATGATATTTTACTTATTGTTCATGAATATGATTTTCCGCCAAGAGAAAAGTATGCCTTGTTTGTGGACCAAGCCTACGGTCATAAAGAACCACCCAGAAGGGATCACTCTAAGAATAGCTTTATAGACAGAGAAAGAAGTATAAGTAATAAACATAATTCTATGAGAAAGTTAATATTTAACTAAACTAACAGATAATAAGATAGGGTTTTCTTATATCTTAACTTTCCTTAAAAAGTCCCCTCGTGGATAATCAGGAAGTCTAAAGTCGTATCCAAGGCGGTTCATTTCCTGCATTTTAATGAGCAGCAGGTTCATATGAGAATTGAGCATACAGGCAATCTGCTCAATGTTATATCCGTCCATTGCTAACTCGTAAACTTCTTCATTATCAAGAAGTAGGTGTGATGCAAAGACGTTTGCCTCGTATTCTGTAATGCTTCGCATATCAAAAAGATTAAATTCTTTTAATCCGGTTGTAGCGAGTTTTCTATGTAAATGATCGTGACCGATTTCATGGGCAAGAACAATATTATGCATATGTTCGTCAAGGTTATTATTCAAAAGTATAATTCGTTGTTTCCATTGGTAGGTATACATACCAAGTAAATCTTCAAGGGATGCATAATAAACTTTTATTCCCTGACTTTTAGCAATTTGTTGAACTTTGTGAGAACCGCATCTGCGTTTCAGAAGTTCAACTTTTTTATATATTTCAACTGAGTTAATCAAGCCAACACCTCCAACAAAAAGGGCAGTTTTTTATCTCATTAGGAATAATAAACTATCAAAAGATGATTAAGGTCTGAATTTCTTTGGTGTGTATTTTTTATTATCTTCTTTTGCATCCCAATAAGCTTTCTGTAATGCTTGCATAACGGCATCTTTATCTGTTTCGGATAACTCACCACCAGCAAATAAACCGCCGATTTCAGACACTAATTCCTGAGCTTGCTTTGCACCTCGAGAACCGTATTTTTCTTTGGCTTCTGCAATAAATTCTTCATCTTCCGTAAGCAGATAATTCACATCGATATGAAAATAATCTGCCAGCATAGAATAGATTTCTCTTTTTTTGGGGTAGCTTTTACCAGTTTCATAACTGATAATTGTACGTAGTGAAACACCGATTTCTTTCGCTAAGTCCGTCTGTGTAAGTCCTTTATCCTTTCGCAGATCTCTGAGTTTCTCTCCAAACTTCATATAGTCCTCCTTGAATGTGAAGTTAAATTTCACAAAATACATTACTTCATATTGACAAAAGTAGGTAATCTTCATATAATATAAATGTGAAGATAAACTACATATTTATATTACTTCAATCTTCACATTTTGTCAACGGATTTAATGGTGTGGAAAATATTACATAATCTTCAATTAACCTAATTATTTAAAACGGAGGACTGCTATGAGAGTTACCAGAACAATGAGAAATATTTCGCTTATGTATGAAGGCATGCATCTCAATGAAGAACAAGTTTTTCATAAGGCTAAACTGTTGTTAGATATCTATCGTGATGTTGTATGGAAAACTCTGAGAGAGGTTGATTACATAAAAGAAGTATGTGAATCTTATTATAGCAATGATTTGAATGTTGCATTAACTTATTTAGCTGATTTTGCACCTACAGAGCAAAAAGAAGAGTTTAAGAGTAAGGTTTCATACATATTTGAAACATCGTGGATGATTGAACTTATTGATACCGCAATGATTAAAATATATGACTATCCTACAAATGGAAAGCTTTATCATGAAATATTATCGAAATGCTATATAAATTCCGTAACGCTCAATGAACAGGAACTGCTTGAATGCTTATCTATGGAAAGGACAAGCTTTTATGTGAGAAAAAAAGAAGCCATTAAATTATTTGGAGTTGCACTTTGGGGGTATGCTCTTCCAAAATACAAGGCTGTTTTTATTGGTAATCATAGTGAAGAAGATTATTATAATTGCTTTTGCAAAGATGCAGACTAAATGCGAACTAAATACGGACTAATCACGCACTGACTTTGGACATTGCATATCCTATAATGTGTATTGTGGGATGGGTACGAAATAAAATAACAGATTAAGCCTCGACTAATAAAAAGTCGGGGTTTTTTTATACTCATTTTTCATAATACGGCAGTAAGAAGACCGAGAGTAACAGAAATGTTATTCTCGGCTTTTTTTGCGCCATTTTTAGGAGGAAAAATGGAAAAGCCAAATCGTTGGTTTCGGTGTCGTTCTCCGCCTTTCTGATTTTGATTCTAAACATTTCAAAAATCAGAAGCGGAGGAAAGAAAAATGTTTGAAAACGCAAACCCTTACAATTTGCAAATTTATGCAAATGAAAATACAAAGCAATACTATGCAGCTTTTGTTGATGAGGAAGGTAAAAAAATAGAAGTCGAAATAAGTGTAGCAGTTGCGAAAGTGCTATTTCAGACTTTTGTTAGAAAAGAAAGAAATTTAAGACGTTCCGATGAAAGAAATCTTGAACATTCTGAACTAAATGAGCAAATCTTATATCAAAGAGCCTTACATAAACCAGAATCATTGGAAGATATAGCTTTTGAGAATTTGCAAAAAGAAAAGTTATGGAAAGCAATTGGTACATTGCCTAAAATTCAGCGAAGAAGATTGATTCTATACTACTTTGAAGGCTTTACTTATGAGCAGATTGCCCAAATTGAGGGGTGCTCCTTTAGAGCAATAAAATACAGTGTAGATTGTGCAAAAGAAAACCTAAAAAAATATTTTCTAAAATAATTTAAAATTAGACTTCAAAAAAGTCTTCTAAGTGTGGAAACAGGTGAAGGGATATTTTCTCTTCCCTGTTTTCTTTTTTGAAAAAAGGTTAGTACCTTGAAAACTGAATATCCGATTTCATAAATACGTTAGCTGATGAGCCTTGATTGGAAAAGCAACCTTGATAGATGCGCGATAACCTCCTGTAAAATCAGAAAAATCCATGAAAATGGATTGTTTCTTCTGAATTTTATAAATGCGGCCAATATAAGGAGCGAGCGGGTCCGTTTGATCATGAAACAATTTGTAGTGGATTGTATTGCCATAACCTTATCAGCCTATAATGATACTTCTGTCCAGCCACAGACTCACGCAATGGGGGCAGCCTGCAGAGATCCTGCAGGAGGTGAGATTCCTATGATGAGAATTAACTACTCTCAGTTTATGTAAATCGCCCGGTGCTTGGGAAGTAGTGTCGAATAAAGTACAGAAACAAAAATAACTGACTTAATGTCAGAAGCAATGGGGATTACTTTCTGATTTTGTATAAGCAAACACAGACAACGGTAATCCCTATTTTTGTGATATTAAGAATAACTATTCAGGAATGGAGGTAAAGAATATGTATCCAACGAAAACAGATGCTGAAATGGCAAAAGAGTATGATATGACTATAGAACAATCTCAAAATGAGGTGCACTATAAAATGTCAATTAAGTTTCTTGATATTCTAAAGAGAAGAGGAATTGTATCTGATGTTGAGTATACACAAATAGATGAATTAAACCGCCAATCCTTTTCTCCAACCCTTGCGAAAGTATATGTGTAAAAACACTTGCTATTATAATTGATTTGGGGTATTGTGTGTTACTAACAGAAGGTTTACTTCTGGGAAAGGAGGAAAACTACATGGCGAAAAAGGTTAAAACTATAGAACCTATAAGACAGAAAATTCTGCAGGAATTAAGACCAAAGAAAAGAGTTTGTGCTTATTGCAGAGTCAGCACCGATAGTGCAAAACAGCATACTTCCTATGTTGCTCAAACAGAGTATTATAAAGAATACATTGAAAAACGAGCAGAATGGGAATTCGTAGGTATCTTTGCAGACGAATCAAGTGGAACCAAGGTTAAAAATCGTGATGAGTTCCAGAGAATGATTACGGAATGCGAAAAAGGAAACATTGACCTCATCATTACAAAATCAATCACAAGGTTTGCGAGAAATACCATAGACAGCATTGAAACAATTCGAACTCTGAAATCCCTTGTGATTGCGGTATACTTTGAAAAAGAGAATATCAATACGATGTCTGAACAGAGTGAGCAGATGCTGACAATCCTAAGCTCAATCGCACAAGGAGAATCGGAAAGCATATCCACAAATAATCGCTGGGGCATTCAAAAAAGGTTTGGTGATGGAAGTTATGTACCAAGCTGTGTGGCATATGGCTATACCAAGGATGAAAATGGTGAACTTATCATTAATGAGAATGAGGCTGAAATTATCCGAAGAATTTATAACGAATACTTAAGCGGAAAAGGCAGTTATGCAATCGCCCGAGATTTAACTCGTGACAATATACCAACCATCCGAACAGCAGAAAAATGGAATGATAGTGTAGTAAAGGGAATTCTGCAAAATCCGATTTACAAGGGAGAATTGCTACTGCAGAAAACATATACAACAGATGTGCTCCCTTTCACAAAAAAGAAGAACTATGGAGAAATGCCTATGTACTCCGTTAAAGATAGTCATGAACCAATTATTACAAAGGAACAAGCAGAAAGAGTTCGGGAAATTTATGAGTACCGAAGAGTGCAAATGGGCATGGATGACAGCAGTAAATACCAAAACCGCTATGAATTCAGCAGTAAAATCATCTGCAAAGAATGCGGTGGAACATTCCGCAGACAGAAAATCTATATCGGCAAGCCTTACGAGAAAATACAATGGTGCTGTATCACCCATATTGAAAACAGTAAAAAGTGTACCATGAAAGCAGTAAGAGAGGATATTATAAAAGAAGCTTTTCTAACCATGTGGAATAAGCTCGTAAGCAGCCACAGTGAAATCCTCTATCCCCTCTTGGAATCCTTAAAAAAATTAAGGGCAAATAAAGAACAGGAAGAAGAAATTCTTAAACTAAACAATAAAATATCGGAATTAATGGAGCAGAGCCATATCCTACAGCGAGTCATGCTAAAAGGATATATGGACTCTGCTATTTTTATGGAAAAGCAGAATGCCATTAACATTGAAATTGAGGAATACAAGAAAAAGCGAAATGTTCTCCTTGAAAGTAATGGCTATGAAAAAGAAATTGAGGGAACAAATAGGATTCTACAGATTATAAAATACAACCCTGTAATCATGGACAATTACCAAGAAGAACTGTTTATCCATGCGGTAGATAAAGTCCTAATAGGAAAAAACGGTGATATTACATTCAGACTTATCAATAATCTTGAACTGACGGAATACAGAGCAAAGAGGTGAACACAAATATGCAAACACATATGCCGATTGGCTACAAGATGGTGGATGGCAAAATACAGATAGATAAAGAAAAATCCAAAACCGTAAAAAAGATTTACTCAGAATACCTAAAAGGAAAATCTTTATTAGCTATAGCAAAAGCACTGGGTGAAAAAGAAGTTCCAAATGCAAATAACAAGACCAATTGGACACATGGCGCAATAGGAAGAATCCTTGAAAACACCAAATATATAGGTGATGAAGTTTATCCAAAGTTGATTGACAATGTTACCTTCGATAAGGTTCAAATCAAAAGAAAACAGAAAGAAAATCAGCTTGGTCGTACAGCACAGCCAAACAGCATGAAAAACCAAAGCCTATTTGCAAATAAGATATTCTGCGGTGAATGCGGTGAGCCATATCGAAAGTACATGGAACATTCGGGTACGGCATCGGAAAAGAGCAGATGGAAATGCAAAAAATATATATTTAAAAATCGAGTATTATGCAGAAACCTCTTCTATACGGATGAGGAATTAAAATTGGTATTTATAAGTGGAGTAAATAAGCTTATTAAAAATCAACGCTTACTAGACAAACCCCATAAAAAGGAACCACCGAAAACCAGTAAAGAACTGCGTGAATTAGGAAATCAAATATATAAACTTGAAGAAGAAGAGAAATTTTCATCACAAGAGTTGGCGGATCTAATATTCAAACGAGCAGAACTAACCTACAGCACTTCCAAGGTAGATGACTACGAAGTACAGACACAAAAAATAAAAGAGCTGTTAATCGGTCAAAACCAATTAACAGAGTTTGATGAGGAATTATTCAAAGGTATGATAGACAAAATTACCATTTATCAAGACGGAAAAGTGGAAACACAATTTATAAACGGACTGAAAATTAGCGAGATTTTAGAATACAAGCGAAAGGATGAAAAAAATGGCTGCAACGAAAAAGACGGTGGCAATCATACCGCCACAAATGAAATATGACAGACAATTAAGAGTAGAGCAGAAAACACTGCGTGTAGCCGCCTACTGCCGAGTAAGCACCTTGCTGGAACAGCAGGAAGGCAGTTACGAGGCACAGGTTGATTACTACACCAATAAAATAAACAGCAACCCAAATTGGAAATGTGCCGGCATATTTGCTGACGATGGAAAATCAGCAACTCAGACAAGTAAACGTGATGACTTTAATGCCATGATTGATGCTTGCGTAGATGGGAAAATAGACTTGGTGCTTACCAAATCAGTCAGCAGATTTGCGAGAAATACGGTTGATGCCTTGCAAAATATTAGAAAGCTGAAAGAGAAAAATGTCCCTGTCATATTCGAAAAAGAGGGCATCAACACTATGGAAAGCGGTGGAGAACTGCTAATCACCATACTCAGTAGTCAGGCACAAGAGGAAAGCCGAAACATCAGCGAAAATACAAGATGGGGTTTGACGAGAAGATTTGAAAACGGCATCATATCGGTAAACCACAAAAAGTTCTTAGGCTATACCAAGGATGAAAACGGTAATCTTGTAATAGTACCCGAAGAAGCAGTTATTGTAAAAAGGATTTTTCGGGAGTACCTTGAGGGCAGTAGTATCGTTCAGATATGCAAAGGATTAGAAAAAGACGGCATCAAGACCGTCACAGGGCTTGACCAGTGGCATCCGGGAACTATCAACAAAATGCTCTCAAATGAAAAATTCTGCGGTGATGCACGTATGCAAAAGACCTATACAGTAGATTTTCTCACCAAGAAAAGGGTAAAAAATGATGGATATGTCAGACAGTACTATATAGAGGATAACCATGAGGCGATTATTCCAAAGGAGTTATTCCACCAAGTACAGGCAGAAAAAGCAAGACGTGCAAGTTTGAATAAAGCTGCTGTTACAAGAAAAAAGAACAAAGAATTAAAAGAGAAAAGCAAATACAGTTCTAAATACATACTTACAGATCTGATGGTATGTGCAGAATGCGGTCATGCCTACCGCAGACAGATATGGTCCAAGTATGGTGAAAAATCAGCAGTATGGAGATGCGAGGACAGGCTGAAACAAGGTAAAAAATCAAGATGCCAGAACTCACCTACCCTAAAGGAAGAACAGCTCCATGATGCAATTATGAAAGCAATAAATAATGTAGTAGAAAATACAGGTGAATTTATAGGTACCTTCAGAGAAAACGTAATAAGAGTTATAGGTAACTACAGTACCCAAGGTGTTACAACCGAATATGACGAACAAATAGAAAATCTTCAAGGGCAAATGCTTACACTCATAGAAAATAACGCAAAGCAAGGAGCTGTCAGCGAAGAATTCGATGAAGAATATAAGAAACTGTCTGAGAAGATAAATGGGTTGAAAACAGCGAAAATAAAGGCGGTGCAAGCGCAGAAAAATGCAGAAAACTATGTTCAAAGAGTTGAGGCGTTAGACAAGACCATAGGCAATGTTAATCCGCAAGTGAGAGCGTTTGACCAAGATCTTGTAAAAAGGCTGATTTCCTCCATAAAGGTACATAAGGGCATGAAACTACAAATACAGTTCCACTCAGGAATCGTGGTGAACCAAGAAGTGGACTACTATGAATAGGCATTAAAATAGGAGTAGGGTGTCTTCCCTGCTCCTGTTGAATTTAAACTGCTAAGAATAAAGTCCTTAAAGTGCTGAGGACTTTATTGTTGGCAGTTTTGCTAATATAATTATATATGTGCTGAATGACCTCAAGAGCAGGTGTGTTCTGGATGTTTACTAGTTGTACAACTAACGGAGTTGTCTAACAAATAGAAACGAAAGCTGAATTGTATCATGGGGGCTTTTTCCTCTGTTGCGGTAGCCCCTATGAAGTCTTTCGGTATTATAATGGAAGAGCCAACGGTCTAGATCTTCCCGAAGTGCTTCCACACTTTCATAGAAAGTTTCCCGAAAAGCGATGCGGAAGAATTCGCCTAAAACGGCCTTATTGAATCGTTCAATGAAGCCGCTGGTTTTAGGAGATTTGACTTTTGTCCTTCTGTGCGCAATGTCATTCAAAGTCAGATAAAGTTCAAAGGGATGATTTTGCGTCCTGCAAAACTCTCGGCCGTTGTCAGCCAGGATGGCACACAACGTCTGATTGTATTTCTGATAAAAGGGAAGTACGTCGTTGTGGGTCAAAGTGGCGGAACATTCTGGCTTTTTTTATGTGTGGAGGAAGCCAAAGGCATAAGAACTGTAGGTATCCACGCAGACATGAATATAGACCTTCCCTACGCCTTTCAGACTGCCCACAAACATGGTATCTTGACACAAAAGTTCCCCAGGTCGGGATGA